ACACTCATCCTTTTTGTAGCTAGTTCAATTTTTGCTATATTTGGATACTTTTTAAAAATGATACACTCTGATGTAAGAAAAAATACAGAAGAACAAGGTAAGTTAAAAGGTAAAATAGAACTTGTACAACAAGAAAGTCAAATAAAATATCAAGCACTACAAGAACTTACACAGCTTGAAATTAAAAACTTAGCAAAGAATGTAAGTGAATTATCAGATGCAGTAAAATTATTCATAGTAAACAATAGACATGACTGATATAAAAAAAAGATGGAATGCTAAAACACCTAAGTTCTGGAAGAAAGTACAAAAGGTTGCAATTGCAGTAGGTGCAGCAGCAGGGGTAGTTATAGCAGCTCCAATAACATTACCAGCTACAGTAGTAACAATAGCTGGTTATTTAGTAACTGCAGGAACAGTGGCAGCTACTCTATCTCAGTTAACAGTAGTAGATAGTAAAGAAATAGAAACCCCTAAATAATCAACAATGGCTAAAAAAGCAAAAAAAGTAGAAGACTTTGAAATTGGTGTAGAAACTAAAAAAGTAAAAGTTAAAGCTAAAAAACAAGGTAAAAAAGTAAATGTAGTAGTAGATACACCTAAAGTAGATGCTGAACTTAATGTAGATGAGACTAAAAAAGAGTTCAAGTATGATACAAAAAAACTAGATGTAACTGTTACTAAAACAGAAGAAGGAACTGAAGTAGTGGTAGATGCTGAAAACAATGTACTTAAAAGATGGGGTACATTTATAGCAAATATTATGAAAAGAAAATTTAATAAGAAGTCATGACTGTTTTAAAGAAAGGAAGTAAGGGCCCAGCAGTGGTTACTCTTCAAGAATTTTTAAAACTTACAGCTGATGGAATCTTTGGTCCTAAAACAGAATCTGCAGTAAAATCTTATCAAAAGAAAAATGGTTTAGTAGTAGATGGTATAGTAGGTCCTAAGACTTGGGCACACATGGGTATTCTTAATACTGATAATGCAGAAAATCTAGAAGTAGAAAAAGCTCTAGAGATTAAGAAACATTACATGATTCCAGGTACTTATTTTGCTGGCCCAGTTCCAAAGAATTGGATATTCTTACACCACACAGCAGGATGGGAAAACCCTTATCAAGTAGCTGACATGTGGGGAAGAGATGACAGAGGTAATGTAGCCACTGAATTTGTATTAGGAGGACAGTCTGTTAGAAATGGAGATACTAAGTATGACGGTGAATTAATCCAATGTTTTCCAGAAGGAGGATATGGGTGGCACACAGGTACAGGTAACTCTGTTATGCATAGAAACTCTGTAGCTATTGAGGTATGTTGTATGGGTCAGATAGTTAATGGTAAAACATATGTTGGTACACCAGCAGATCCTAAACAGATAGTTAAGCTAGCTAAACCATTCCGTGGATTTCAGTTCTGGCACAGATACTCAGATGCTCAGATAACTGCATTAAAACAATGGATACTATTTGTAGCTGAGAAATATAACATAGATCCTAGAGTAGGTTTAGTAGAATATGTAAGAGCAAAAGGTGCTGATGGATTTGATGTATTAGATTTAGCAAGAGCTAATTCTACACCAGGAATGTATTCTCATACTAATGTATTAAGAGGTAAAGTGGATATGTTCCCGCAGCAAGAATTAATTGATATGTTATTAAGCTTATAGTATGAAACTTAGAAACAACTGGAATAATTCAAAGAAGCAGTGGGATAAAGTGATGATAAGATTGAGATTATCTAGTTTAGACTTATTCTCACTAGAGGTAGATATATCAAGAGAGTTTTATCTGCTTACTATTTTAAATTTTACTATTAAAAATAGATAATAACACCCCAACTACTGTAATCCAGGTACTTTCTATACCTGGATTTTTTTTGTTTAAACAATTTCTGTTTAAACTTTTATTGTATATTTGTCTAAACTTTAATTAATATATTATGGAAAACCAACACAATGAAGAACAATTGTCACCAGAACAATTGGAAGCAAGAAGAGATGAAATGAAACAATTTTATGAAAAGTCTCTTCCTTATCTTGAAGCACAATCAAAGTATGAAAGATTATTAACTGAGATTGAAGAATCAAGATATAAAAGAGCAACTATGCAGTTACAATATGCAACTATGATGGCTGCTACACAAGGTCCTGAAATAGATGAAGAAAATGATAATGATTTTCCTCAACCACCACCTACACCAAAACCTGTAGCAACAGCACCAACTGCAGGTAAGAAATTAAGAAAAGGATAATGGCTCTTGTCAATCAAGTACAGAAAAGGGTTAAAATGCCCAAATGGGATATTGTTAAATTTCAGATCTTAACTCATTGTTATATTAACCGTATAACAATGAGTGAGTCTGATTTAGATTGTCTTACTTTATTAAGTTTTAATCAACCAGTAGAACTAAGTAACTTTTGTCTTGATGCATCTGCAGAGGAAGAATGGATTTTTAAATCACCTCAAACTGTTAGAAATAGTATAAATAAAGCTGAGAAAAATGGACTTATAGTAAAAGACTCTGCAAATAAAAAAGTAATTATGCTGAATCCAAATATAAAAGTTCAAATTGAAGGTACCATTTTATTAGATTATAAATTTTTAGGAAATGATACCGAAGAAAGCAAATAGTTTATACAAAGAAATAACAAAGGAATTTGATGTCTCTGAAGATTTAGTAGAAAGTTTAATAGAATCTTACTACAAAACATTAAGAAAAAAAATGAGTGGTTTAACTGATTTAAGATTGAATGTAGATGGTCTTGGTCAGTTTGTAATTAAAATACAAAAAGTAAAAAAGGCAATACCACATTATCAAAAAGTTTTAGAAAATCATGATACCTCAACCTTTGGTGCTTATCATAATAAAAAAAGTGTGGAGGAAAAACTAGAACTTTTAAACAATATTCATGTAAAAGCTGAAGAAGAATTATTAAAAAGAAAAACTTTTAAAGATGAAAAATACTCTAAAACTAATTTGGCAAAACCGGAAACAGATAGTTGAAGGTATAACTAATTCAATTATTCGTGATGAAACAGTAGAAGAAATAGCAAGACTAAGATATTCTATCTGTGATGAGTGTGAACACTTAGATACAAAAGGTAAAGAGTGTGCTGTAAAAGGTACTCAACCTTGTTGTGCTGAATGTGGTTGTTCACTTAATTTCAAAACTAGATCTCTTGCATCTGAGTGTCCTCTTGGTAAATGGGATGCCATTGCTACTGTAGAAGAAGAAGATCAATTAGAAAAGTTATGATAGTATTTAATGCAGATGATCATAGTTATAAAAGTATTGACGATAGTAACATTGATTGGATAAGTGTAACTACACTTGTTTCTCATTTTAAAAAACCTTTTAATGCTAAAAAAATTGCAGAGAAGGTTTCTAAAAATAAAAACTCAAAGTGGTACGGAATAGATCCTGTATTAATACAGGAAATTTGGACTAATGAAGGTGACAGATCTACAACTCTTGGTACATGGTATCATAACCAAAGAGAAGATGACTTATGTTCTTTAGCTTCAATAGAAAGAGAAGGTGTTACTGTACCTGTATTTAAACCTTCTGAAGTTAGAGAAGGTATTAAAGTAGCACCTAATCAAAAACTAGAACCAGGCGTGTATCCAGAACATATGGTCTATTTAAGATCAGCCGGTATCTGTGGTCAATCAGATTTAGTTGAAGTAGTCAATGGTAAAGTAAATATCATTGACTACAAGACTAATAAAAAAATTGATATGCAATCATATGTAGATTGGGAAGGTAAATCTGAAAAAATGGGGTTTCCTGTAGACTCACTAGATGATTGTCATTTTTATCACTATGCTTTACAACTTAGTATTTATATGTATATTATACTAAAGCATAATCCTAAATTAAAACCAGGAAGAATATTTGTTCATCATATTACATTTGAAGTAGAGAGGGAAGATAACTGGGGGTATCCTGTAAGTAAATTAGATGAAAATGGAGAACCAATTGTAAAAGAAGTTACACCGATTTTAATACCTTATTTAGTAGATGAAGTATTAGCAATTATTCATTATCTTAGTGATAACAAAAATAAAATAAAAAAGAAATGAGTTTTACAAAATTATTTGATGTACAAAATGGAGTAGTAATTCCTACTGAACATTGTTATACATTAAAGGCTTTGAAAGATGTAATGGATGAATATCCAGAAGAACATCTCAAAATATATCTTTATCTATTCTACATGTGCTGTCCAAATCCAGATATGAATCCTTTTTTCTTTACACCAGACATAGATAAGGAATCATTGATTCTAGAACAAATTGACGGAGATTTCTCTACTGAAGATGAAACAATCTTTGCAGCACTCAGATTTTGTGAAAGGATGTATGAAACACCAACATCTAGAGCATATAAAGGTATTGCATCTATGTTAGATAGATTAGGAAGATACATGGAAACTAGTCAGATTACAACAGGTAGAGATGGTAACTTTAACTCTCTAATTGCTGCAGCTAAAAACTATGATGCAATTAGACAGTCTTTCAAAGGTGCTTACAAAGATCTTCAAGAGGAACAACAAAGTAAAGTAAGAGGTGGACAAGGACTAGCATATGACATGTAATGAGTGAAATTTATCAAGATATACCAACCTATGAAAACGGAAACTGGACAACTACAAGTTTTGATTCCAGAGAGGACTTCACTAACTTTATCTTTGGAGTATTTAAAGAACCAGGAGAATACAAGTTCAACGAAACTACCAATAAAGTTTTCATATCTGAATCAACAAAATTTAAAAAAGATGGAGTATACTGTACAGCTCCTTTCAAATCAAAAGACTACATAAGTTATTGGGATGACCAAAAGACTAAATGTCGTAAAGGTATTATAGTTAAAGATGGTGATTTAACCTGGTTTGTTTGTAGAGAATACTACATGTGGTTAAACTTTTTACCAATCTTTGATAAGGAAGAACAGAACTTTGGTTTTGCTAAAATTAGGGATGCTCAGTATCATTTAGCACTTTATGAACTTCTTGCAGAACTTAACTATAAACATGCAGCAATATTAAAGAAACGTCAGATTGCATCTTCTTACTATCATATGGGTAAGTTTATAAATCAGCAATGGTTTGAGGCCGGGGTTACTCTTAAGATGGGAGCTAGTCTTAAAGATTACATTAATGAAAAAGGATCCTGGAAGTTCTTACAAGAATATGCTGCATTCTTAAATGAACATACAGCATGGTACCGTCCTATGTCACCAGACAAAGTTATGATGTGGCAACAAAAGATTGAGGTTAGAAAAGGAGATAGGAAAAATGAAGTTGGTCTTAAAGGTACTATACAAGGTATGTCATTTG